AATATTAATAATGCTGAAGAAAAACCAGCTAATGCTAATGTTAATAATACTCAAGAACAAGGTAATGGTAATGGTAATAATACTCAAGAAAATGGTAATGTTAATAATACTGAAGAAAAACCAGCTAATGTTAATAATGCTGAAGAAAAACCAGCTAATGCTAATGTTAATAATGCTGAAGAAAAACCAGCTAATGCTAATGTTAATAATGCTGAAGAAAAACCAGCTAATGCTAATGTTAATAATGCTGAAGAAAAACCAGCTAATGTTAATAATACTGAAGAAAAACCAGCTAATGCTAATGTTAATAATGCTGAAGAAAAACCAGCTAATGCTAATGTTAATAATGCTGAAGAAAAACCTGCTAATGTTAATAATGCTGAAGAAAAACCATCTAATGCTAATGTTAATAATGCTGAAGAAAAACCAGCTAATGCTAATGTTAATAATGCTGAAGAAAAACCATCTAATGCTAATGTTAATAATGCTGAAGAAAAACCATCTAATACTAATGTTAATAATGCTGAAGAAAAACCAGCTAATGCTAATGTTAATAATGCTGAAGAAAAACTATCTAATGCTAATGTTAATAATGCTGAAGAAAAACCATCTAATACTAATGATAATAATGCTGAAGAAAAACCAACAGCTAATGCTGAAGAAAAACCAGCTAGTGCTAATGTTAATAATGCTGAAGCAAACCAATCTAATAATGCTAATGCTGAAGAAAAACAACTAAATAATCCTGTAAATAATAACACTAATGAAAAAAAAGAGAAAAATGAACAAGGTAATAATAATGTTATTGAAGGTAGTGTATCTATTATTAAGAATAATAATAATAATCCTCAAACTGGAGGAGCTAAAGGTGAAGAATTAGCAATATTACAAAATAGAATAGTACATGAATTTTTTGGAATTAATGATAGATTTAATATTTTGAATAATTTAAATGAATTATTAGAACAAATAAAAGATGATTGGGATGAAGAATTCAAAGAAGGTGTAAAATCAGAACAAATACAAAAAGATAAATTATTCAAGTTATATGATGCTATTATTAATACAAAATTATCAATATATCAACATATAGATGATGACAGAAACAAATATGAAAAGAATGCCAGTGCAAGTGAAGCAGAATTTAATAAATTTAATGAAAAAATACTAGAAATAGAAAATACAATTAAAGAACTTGAAAATACTATTTTAATTAAAACAAACGATAAAGAAGAGCAAAGTGTTAAATTAAATGAAATAACACAAAATCTAGAAACTTTTAAAAATGAATTTGAGAGTAAAAAGCTTGCTTATGAAACAGCTGTTGACCATAGTAATGCTGAAGACGCAATTGAAAAAAAAATAAATATAAAAACAGATGAGTTGGGTATAGAAGGAATAAAGAAAGAAATAGAAGAATTAACAAGTAAAATAACAGATATTACAACAAAATCAAATGATAAAAATAAAGAACTAACTCAAAAACAAGAGGAAATAAAAGGTAAAAATAAAAAAATAGTTGAAAATACAAAAAAAGTAGAAGATTATCAAAGTGATATTCAAAAAAAAACAACTGAAAAAGAGGCAATTGTACCAGGTCCAGCAGCTAATGATCAACAACCACCTCCACCATTAACTCCTGATCAAGAAACAAATAAAAAATCATTAGAAGAAGAGATTAAAACAATACAACAAAATATAAATAACACACAAGATGAAAACAAAACTATCGAAACAGAAAAGACAACAATTGAAGGTGAAATCACAAATTTACAAGATGAAATTAGTAAAATCAAAGAAGAAAATGAAAAGTTAAATCAAGAAATTAGTACAAAAAAAGTAGAATTAAATCAAAAAAATAAAGAAAAAGAAGCTTATGAGAATGAATTAAAAAATTTAAAAAAAGAGAAAGAAGATGCTGAAAAAAAATTACAACAAGAAACAGAGAGTAATGAAACAATTAAAAAAATTATTACAGAATTAGAAGAAACAATAAATAAAACGCAAGAGAATTTAAAAGAAGAAAAAAATAAATTAGAAACACCAGAACATAAAGAAGCTATAAAAAATAGAGATGAAAAAGAGAGTGAAAAAGATATGTATTATGGAATTATTAGTAAATATGACACATATAAAGAAGAAATATCAAATGAACCCAATGTTAAAAATATTAAAGATGCTAGAGATAAAATTAAAAATATTTTTAAACCAATAGAAGAATCAAAAACAAAATCTTATATTGATACAATAAATAGTATAAAAAAAATATTTATAGGTTATACCGTTGAATTATATAAAAGAAAACAATCAGAAAAACGAAGAAATGAATTAATTACCGCATTAAATTTATTAATTGATGGTTTCAACAAAGAAAATATTGGAAAAGAAATAGAAAATAATATTAGCGAATTTGAAAAAGCTATTAAAGAAGATGAAGAATTAGGTGAAGAAAAACAAAAAGATATTATTAGTTTAATTAAATCAGTAAAACGTAATAAAACTTATGCTGTTAATAACTTAGAAACATTAAATACAAAAATAAATGAAATTAGTGCAATATATACATCATTATTAGTAAAAGAAGAAAATGTAAAAAAAGATAAAGCAGCAAAAAAAGCTCAAGATAAAGCTGATAGGGAACGTGATGCAGAAGAAAAGAAAAAAATGAAAGAATTGGGTATTAATGCTAATAGTGTTGGTTCTAGTGGAGATGGTTCAATGAGTTTAATTAATAAACATGGAGATATTGTTAAAATACAAGTTACATATGGAGATAAAACAATTAAAACATATGAAGATAGTGAATTATTTGATATGGCTAAAAGTATTTTTACAGGTAATTTAGATTTCTTATCACAAACACGTTCTGCTATTGCACAAGATTTTAATATTAATTTATTACAAGGTGAAGATCTTGGAAACAAAATAAAAGAATTAGAAAAGCAATTAGTAGAAATAAATGGACAAATACAAAAATTACGTGAGAAAAAACGATTAATAGGTGAAAAAGAATCACTAGATGAACAATCAAAAGCTACACAAGAAAAAGTAAATGATATTACAATGGGTAGAAAAGGTGGTAATAAAAAATTTAAAAATAAGACACAACGAAAAAAAAGAAAGGCAAAAAACAAAACACAACGAAAGAAAAAAGAAACAAATAAAGATTAAAAATAAAATATTTTTTTAAATATTTAAAATTATATTTTATAAACTATTTTTTACGTTTGCGAGTTTGTTTATTTTTTGTTGGTTTAACATATTTTTTCATTTTACTAGTTCTCTTAGGAAATTTACGAAATTGTTGTTTTTTTTTACAAGTAAAACCATGAATACCTACTTTTTTTTTATGAAGAACTGAATCTTTACATATACCAATACTTCTTTCTTCATTTTTGTCTCCAGTACTTTTTTTTACTTTTTTTATACAACGACATAATTTATCTACTAATATTTTTTCTGCATTATTTTTTAATTCTCTTGCTGAACGAGGAATAGGTTTATTATAAAATTGTAATACTTTTTTATAATCTGATTTACTTAAAAAAGTCATAATTGTTATGCTTCTATAATATTATATTATATAAAAATTTAATGCTTACTTCTTTGTTTGCGTCGTAAACGTTTTAAACGGCGTTGACGTTTTTTCTTCCATTTATCTCTCATTTTATATAATTACAAATAAAAAAATATTTAAGTTTAAATAATTTAAGTTTAAATATTTAAAATAAAAAGATTTGTTAATTAAATGATTATTACAAGTTATTTAAAAAAACCAATCTTAAGAAAAACAGCATTATATATGTCGAACAATAACAATCATGAAACATTAAGTAAAGGGTTGCGTAAATTTAATGGTATATTACCAGGATTAGAATTATCTATTCCATTATATTTATTTGAAAAAATATTTACAACACTACATTATGGTGAAGTTGTTGACATTGAAAATATATTTATTATTGAAGTATTATTAGGTTATTTGACATATGGTACAGATCGTTTTATTGATGCTTTAGCTTATGAAAAAAATAGTAAATTAGATATTACAGAAACAAAAAAAAAATTATATAATGAAATTCTTGATAACAAAGAATTTGTATTTGGTACACTATCTATTTGTTATATAATTACATTTATTATGTTATCACACACAGAAGAAACAGCAATATTTATTCCTTTATTAACATTAAATTTATTTTATACAAAAATTAAACCTAGGTTGGGACTTTTAAAAGCCCCTTTCATAGGTTTCATGTGGTTATTAGCTTCAGTTGTATTACCATGTGTTATATATGATAATAATTTTAGTATTATTAATGATATACAAGTTTGTTCAGCACCATTCTTAACTTTGATGGGAACAAGTAATTACGCTGATATAGCTGATATAAATGAAGATATAGAAAATAATGTTAGCACTATACCTGTTGTATTTGGAGAAAAGAAAGCATTGTATTTTTCAATATTTTGTATGTTATTATCAACAGGATTAATATTTTTAAATGAAAATTATGATGTTTTAGTATTAGAAAATTCATTATTAGTATCGAGTAATATTGGATTTTCATTTTATGCTTTTAATTTATTGAAAAAAAAAGAAAATTAAAATTTATGAATATTAAATTTTATATTAGTTGTATCTACATTATTTATTTTTTTAAAAGAAGTTTTATCTTTTAGTGAAGAATATTTAATTATATTTGAGCAAAAATCATAATAATTATGTAAAATCTTAGTATTTCTTTCATCATAACCAGGACTAACAGAATTATGCATTATATTGCTCCATTTTTCATCTAATATATCACAATGACCATAATCTTTAACGTGAAAAATCATTTTCTTTATTTTTGGCATTTCTGTATTTTTGTAATGTACACCTTTACGTAATTCAATAATTTGGTCTTGAACATTTGCTTGAATAATCTTTTCATTATTATCTTCATCTTCATAATCATCATATTCATAATATTCATCTTCTTCATAATTATTATTAAAAATATTTGAAAATTCAAAGTCATTTTTATTTAAATCAAAAGCAGGAATAAAAGGTACACGAAATGGATTGAAAGTCCATTTATATGATTTTTCTGCTTTTACAATAATAAATTTATTTAAGTGTGGTATTGTTATTTTATTGTCATTTTTATTAAAAAAATAATTCATAATTACTTGATTTCTGTTTTTTTTTATCATTCGATCATCTACAGGATCAAATAAAATAACATTGTCAATATTATTTGATTTTTCTAAAAACTCTAAAGCACTACAACAACCAGAAGAATGACCAACCAAACCAATATTATTATGTTTTTTTTTTAAAACATTTACTAGTTCATTTTCATTTTCTAAATCATTATTATAAACATAACATGTTACATTATTTGAAGCAACACTAGATAAAAAAGAATTGTATATTTCATATGGCATATTTGCAGATGCTCCAGAAAAAAATAAAATACAATCATCAGTGTTTTCTTCGTAAAAAGGTTCAACTGTTTTAAGTTTCCCAATATTTTTAAAATTACGATTATTATTTTTTATAGGGATATTTTGTAATAATCCATTAGAAAAAGACAAAAATAGAAAAAAATTCAAAAATAAATTGTTCATATAGTTATATTGAATTAAAAGTGTTTAAATAGATTTGTTAAATATTTATAATGACAATTAAATTTAATTTATTAAAATTTGTATATAGATCTTTTTTAACAGGTTTTCCATTAGTAGCATACAATCCTTTCACTAATAATCCTTTTCATACAGAATTTAAAGTAAAAAAATATAGTACATATGTAAATTATGAATTAAATAACTATCAAGTTGAATATATTGATAAATATATACGTAATAAAACAGAAAATTTGTTTTTAGATAAAATAAAATTACATGAAAATGAACCAGAAAAAAAACATTATTTAAGTATTAATATATATAATTGTACTAGTCCATTATTTAATTTGATTACTAACAAAGATGAGATAACCAGATGTGAAATTAATACTTATGTAAGAAATGAACTAAATGAAACAGGTACTCTTATAACTGATTATACTTCAAATATGTTATCGATGGATCCAGTAAATGTATTTAAATATCCATTAAAAAGTGTTTTTAAGACAAAAAATAATATTATGATGTGTGAAGCGCAAAATAATAATTTTAAATTCGATTTAATGTATGATATAAATAAAACTAGAGAATTTAAAATGGATAACGAATTACATGCATACAGTGATAAAATATTTTATAGTAATGGAATATATGATAAATTATATTATGATTCTAGTTTGACTCATGCAAAAACATATGTTCCAAAATGTAGCATGTTATATTTTCGATTTGGAGATTTAATTTTTGATAAACCAAAAAGTATATTTTATTTTTATGACGATGTAACTTTCGCAGGAAGTATATGGGCTAATATATTAGAAAAATAATATTTACAAATATTTTAATTTTTTTTTTTAAAAATTAAAATATTATATTTAATTATCCATGATTATTATTTTAATAATATTAAATTTATTTTTAGTAAATTCTTTTGTATTTGATCCATTTCATTTATTATCAAAATCAAATATATGTGATTGTGATTTTGAACTAAGTAAGCTAAGCGAAAAAACGCAAGAAATAGTACATTTTAATGATGGTATTTTGGATTTAATACCAAAACATATTAATTATAATATTTTTAAAAAAATGACAGAAATATTACCAGAATTACATAAAACAGGTGATACAATGTTACAAGAAAACGATAAATTTATAAATTATATATTAGAACTGGAAAATTTAAATCCTGAGTTAAAAAAAAAGGTAATAAAATTTTTATTAATATTAACTATAAAAGGGGATCATTTCGCTTCAAATATACTTGAAGTATATAAAATACTAGTTGATCATATTATGTAATGTTATTCAATCATATTAATTCTTACTTTTTGTTTAAAATTTTCAGCGTCTTTAAACTTATATATATTGAAATAACACGTTTGATAATTATTTTTATTAATACATGTAGTTATTTTTGAAACCATTTTAAGTTGATATAAATAAACCATATATTGAAATAATCCATCATTTCTTTGAATTTTATCAAATACAAAACCACTATAATTTCTAGTTTCGATTTGTGGATTTTTAAATATAATATCTAGTAAACTACATTGTGTTTGAACTTTACGAATAGCACGCATTGTTACATTTATATATTCTAATTGTTCAATCCAATTATTTAAAAATTCATGTGCTTTTTCATTAAAAGTATATAAATATTCATTTTCTTGAATTTGAATTAAATTCAACAAATCAATTATTCGTCTAATTGGAGATGTAATATGTGAATAAGCATCTAATTTTAATATCATGTGTGTATTATTAGTATTTTGTTTTGTATATTCACCAGCGTTCGCTCTCCATATTTGCATAAATTTTAATACATCTTCATTCAAAGTATTTGGTAGTGAAATATTTTCATTAATTGTAGAAGATCTAAATATTCCATTTTTTCTTTTTTTGAAAGATAATGCAGCAAAATGATTTGTCATAATCATTAAATATGTAATTAAATCATTACTATTATTAACACTAGGAATATAATTTTTATATTGGCACATTAATTGTGTACATTCTAAAGCAATAATATAATTTTTATTATGTATAAGTTTTTTTTCTTCATATTCATAATTTTCAGTTACATTTATAAACGAATTATAATATTCATTTTCTATAATTTCACCATCATTATTTATCGTTAAATCTAAAACAAAAGCAAAACGATTTTCATTTTTTTGTAAACTACATAAACAATCAGATAAAACTGTAGGTAACATTGGACGTTTTCTATCAGGTAAATATATTGTTGATATTCTATTTGAAAATGATTCCCATAAATTTAATGTATCAATCCATAAAGTTACATTAGAAATATAAATGCACATATTGTATGTACCTGAAATAGTTTTACTACAATAAATAGCATCATCAAAATCTTGAGTATTTTTTCCATCAATAGTAAAAATAGTTCTATTACGATGATCACGTATATAAGGATTTTCTTTTAAAATATATTCAGTATATTCATCAAATGTTCTTTCTTTTATTTTTTTTAATGTTTTTTTTGTAAAATCTTGAATCGACGCATTTAGACTTTTACAATATAACTGATATTCATAAAAATTTTCTAATATATCTACATCACCAATGGTGTGTACTAATTCACCATATGGATGTTTTTCATTCCAATGTTTAAATTTAAAATTTATGTATTTGTTTTTAAAATATTTCGTAAATGTTTTACCTTGAATTTCGTATGGAATCAAGAATATTGGTAATCTTTTATCATCTGGAATACATTTATATAAATATTTATTTTTAATTCTACCAAATGTTTTATTTCCTTCGCAAATTAAAATACCTTGAATATATGAAATATTACGTATACTAGAATTTACTATTTTACATTTATTATCAATAATTTCAATAATATCTCCATTAAATAATTTTTCATCAAACGGCACGATGTCAATTATTTCAACGGATTCTTTTAATGTTTCATAATTTATAATTTTATATTCATATGTACTACCTTTATCAATTGTTATTTTATATAACATTTTGTAATTATTAATTTAATATAATAATTATAAAATTAATCGTATATCAATTTTTTATTTTAATTACGTTTCATTATTTAAATCAATATTATTAACATCAAAATTTAAAATTTTCTTTTGAAAATATTCTGGTAAATAAATAATATTATTCATAAATGTAACATAGTTATATTTTATCAATACACCATTCATTTTAAAATTTATAGCGTAAAACCAATATGCTGGAACAAATAAACAATCACCAGGATTTAATGTTAAATCTATGGTTTTTATTTTTTTCCATTCTTTGTGATTATTTATTTTTTCGCTATCAAAAATTGGAATATCAACAATATAATTATTATCTTGTTGTTTTTCATCAAATAAATAATCATATTTAAATGATATTAATTTAATATCAATATTACCATCTATACAATGTAAAAAATTACGATAACATTTTGTTTTGATTAAATTAGTATTTGAATTTTCTTTTCCTAAAACAATATCATAATTAAACCAGTTTGTATAATTTGGTCTTAAATAAGTATCATTTTTATATAAATTATCATAAATTTCACTATCTTTTAAAAAAACTTCATTATTTTCTGAAATACCAACAATATTGTTTGATGGATCAAAATAATTAGAAATAGCTATATTTTTATTAACAACATTAATATCATATTTATTATAATTAGTAATATTTATAAGATTCATTTTTTCTTCTTCTGGATTGATGCCATAATTATATATGAAAGGTTGTCTAATATCACACATATTTTCAAATTGTTTTTTGCTTAAAGTTTCTAAATAACTAATTTCATTGGTATGATTTTTTTTCAAGTGAAAAATAATATGTAAATATAATAATAAAATTATAAAAAATATAATAAGAGCGTATAAGTAATCAAACATATTATATTTTAATACTAATCAATAATCACATTTTAAACTTAAAATATTTACTTTTTTTTATATGTATAAAATATCTATATAAAGTATGATATGCACATTTTTTGATTCTAATTATGGATATAATTCAAATGTACGATTGGGAAAAATTTATTCTTTAACAACAAGAGATACATTACGTTATTTATTAGAAGTACATAGAGATTTAATAGACAAAACATTTTGGATGAAAATATTTATTAAAAAAGTAAAATCATATTACAAAAAAGTAATATTATGTAAAAAAATACAACCAAGACATATTCATTTAGTTTTATTAGGTATATTAAGTTGGAATCAAATATTTTATGTAATAGAAAATGATATTGATGTTAATAATAATATTATATATCTTCGTCATCGTCAATACTTGGCGCCAAAAATATTTTAAAACTACAATTATCATCAATTAGATATTTTAATTCAAGTGGATATTCTTTACTCTGTTGTATTTGTATTAATTTGCATACTTTATTAAATTGAGACATTTTTTGTAAAAATTTCATATTAAATGAATTACTAAAATTAGTATCTTCAACTATTTCATATTCCTCAATTACTTCTTGATCTATTTTTACCTCCATGTTTGTTTCTGTACCTTTCGAATACAAAATTATATTATCATCACTGAATTTAAAAGATATTGTACTATAATCAAATAAAGCAAAACTATCAATAATATTTTTATAATCTTTATAATCAATACTAAATGTTACATCATATTCTTGATCAGGAATTCCCAACGTTTCTGTATCAATATCAATAAGAGGTAATTGGAAATATTTTTCATAATTATTTTTATCATTTTCTTGATTTAAAAAGTCAATATTAAGTTTATCATTATCATCTTCTTGATATAATTTTAAATATTGGTTTTCATTTTTTACACTTAGAATTTTTGATAATATATTTGTATTAATACCAAATGTTACAGTTTCATTAACATTGTATTCATCGAACCATTCTTTATTTATAATCAATTCAAAAACAATAATATGTGAAGAATCCATACCTTGTAAATATAAATTTTCATTATTAAATGTTAATACAAATGAATCTGTAAAAATTTTTATTTTTTTAAAAATTTCAACAAATATATTACCTTTATTAATATCTTTTACAATTACTTCCATTTTAATTTTTAGTAATATATATTTTTATATAATTAAATCAATTTTATATAAAAATAATTTATTATTCATTTAAAAATTTTAACATGCTATTAATATGTTTTTTTTCTTCTTCATTAAAATTTACATAATAATCCATATTTAATTCATCAATATTACATTTTTTTTTGGATATATTTGTTATATCTTTTACAATATCTTTTATAATATCATTTTGTTCATTATTTTTTATTATATTTTTAATTTCTAATACTTCATGGTAAATATCTAAAGTATAATTTTTAAATTTTTCAAAATCATTATTTAAATTTATAACATAATCATTATTTTTAATATTAAATTTTTCATTTTCTTTTGATAATACTAATAATACATTTTCCATTTTTTCTTCTAATTCAACCATTCTTTTTTTCATATTAATTACGTGTGTATTCTTATTAATTTTATCAAAAATATCATTTAATTCATTAATTTTTAAATCTAATTCATTCGTTTTTTTATTTAATAAAGATATTGATTGTGTTAATCCTAAATTATTATTATTATTATCATTCGATAATTGGAGTGGAGCATTTTTATTATTATTTTTATTATTATTATTATTATTATTATTATTATTTAATATAAATCCCTTTTGAAGCATTTTTATTTATATTGTTATATTTTTTTTATCATTATATCGTATATAATGAAAAATTTTATGAATTTTATACAAAAAAATTACTTTAACAAAAAAGTTATGTATTTATTAATATTATGTATAGTTTATACATTAATATATTTTACTTTAGATGATTCACATTTTAGTGGTGTAAATAAAGTAGAAGAAACAATTAAAGATGAAGTATTGAAAAAAAATGTAGACAAACAAGTATCATTAAATACAATTGATTCATTTAAAAATAAAAAAAGTAGTCCATCAAATAATAATTTTAATAAAGAAATAGAAAAAGATATTGCTATTGATAAAAAAGCAGCAGAGGTACAAGATGATGTAGAAAAACAAGAATTGGATCCTTCACAAATTCAACCAAGTTTATTTCAACAAATTTTTAATAGATTCTATTTTGCAATTACAACAGGTTGTTTATTAGGTTATGGTGATATTTATCCTATTACAAATATATCAAAATTTTTGTCTTTAACACAATCATTGATGACAGTATCATTAATATTATCTTAATTCTTAATTCTTAATTAACTAACTTAAAGATAAATACAATACTATTATTATAATGGAAGTTGCTTCAGAAAGTAATGTTGCGCTAAAAAAAGATTTTGATTCTTCAAAATCATATATTGGTGCTGTCAAATGGTTCAGTAGTACCAAAGGATTCGGTTATGTTACCGTAAAAGAGGGACCTCTTCTAGAAGAAGATATTTTTACTCATCATTCAGTAATTAATTTAGAAGAAAATAAATATAAATATCTTGTTCCTGGTGAATATGTACATATTCAAGTAATGGACTGTAAAAAAGAAGGACATTTGTATCAAGCTGCTTTAGTTAAAGCTCCTTGTGATAATGGAAAATTAATGTGTGAAGTAAGAGTAAATAAACCACGTGTAAACAAAGGTTATAGAAATGATGAAAATCTAGAATAAATTATTCATTATTAAAAGATATTAAATAGAATATAATTATTTTATCTAATATGAGTGAACTTTATGAAGAAATGTCTTCAAATGAAGAAGAATATATATTATGTAAAAATATGAATTGTGAAAGGTTTCCTCCAGATTGGGATGAAAAAGAAGATACAATAGATAATTATCAAGGAAGTCAATGGCAAAAATGTAGTATATGTATTGGATATTTTAATGATGATGGATTATGTGATATTTTATTTATAGAAGAAGAGCCAAACAATTATAATCATAGTTGTGATTTATGTGGAAAAACAAAAAATATAGTTCAAATGAAAGGAACAGGGCAATATATTTGTGGTAATGCTTGTGATGAAAGTGATAATGAGAGTGACAGTGAGAGTGACAGTGATAGATAATAAATTAATATAACATATATATATTATTTAATTTATATATGTTAACTCGTAAACAAAAATGGTATAGAGTGAAAAATAATTATTTAAAATTATCAATATTTAATTATGAAAAAAAAAATATAAATTTTGTACCACGAGAAAAATTAGAAAAAAAAATACATAAATCTGTTACCTTTTCAGAAAAAGTAATATTATTTTATTATTAACTATTTTTTATCATTATCATCATATGTATATTTTCTTGTATAATATTTTAATGGAACAGTTTGATCAAGATATAATTGAGTTGTTTTACCAGGGACATCTGAATTTCGTGATGATTTAGAATTATCTATTCCTCTAGGTTGTAAATTATTAAAAATTAATGTATTATTTTGTCTAGGTAAATTTAAATTATTTGGATTTGTTGTATTAGAATCGCTATTTGCACTTTGATTACTAAAAGCAATACCTCTACAATTTGTTCTTCCTTTAAGCATATTTGTAAATTTATTTTTATCACTATCTTGAAAAGCATTATTATTATATTTCAATGTTTCTGCTTTTCTTCGCATATTATATTCTTCAAATGTATAACTATAATCGTGTGGAGTATTTTCAAATCTTTCCCAGCTTCTATTTGGTTTGTTAAATGTATTAATATCACAAATTGAAACACCTACACCTAATAATGCTTCAGCTGTAATTGCCGATGATTGTACTGCTGTTAAAGCATCAGTACTATAACCACCTTCTAAAATTTCATTTACAGTATAATTTTCTGCTATAGCACTATTTAATTCGAAACTAAAATTATAATAATCAGTTGTTGTAAATCCACTGTCTTTCAAAACAGCTACAGTATAACCTGCATTGTATAATTCTAATAAATTATAATATTGCTTCAAATCATTTATATTTAAACTATAACTAGCATTTAAATTATAACCTAATGTATTACCATCATATCCTGTTAAATCTGATACTACTGATGAAAAAGTATTTATTGGTGCATGTAAATCTAATAATTCACTTTTTTGATAAAAAGTTAATGTTGTTCCAATTAATCCAGACGCTCTTGAAATTTCAATAATATTATAACCACCATTATAAAGATCTAATGCAGTGAATCCAGTTACAAGTAATAAATGTCTTATTTCAGTATTACTGTTTAAAGATTCTAAATTTGTACTACTTTCACCAGTTTGTTTAATATAACTTACATTTATTTTAACAGGGCTATAAAAAAAATTTATTGCTATTTTACCTGATCCTAATTTTGCTGCGTTATTTTCAGCAATTGATATAGGACCTAATGTATTGTAATCATATATAGAAACTAAATCTGCAACGGTAAATGTAATTGTATTATTATTTCTTCCATTAAAAGCATTTACAAAATTACTTGCTTCATATCCTGAATTTGATAAATCAAGTAATGAATATAGTTGTCCACCGCTATCTTTTAATAAATTATTTACAGGATAATTTGTTGCGAATAAACCACTTGCTGGTATATTATCTTCGTATAATTCACGTGATGTAAATGATGTTAAATCAAATTGACTTGGTAAATATCCTTGTGATATTAATGTGTTATAAGAATAACCTTTTAGTAAATCAATTAAATCATTTCCAGTATAATTAAATCTTAAATCGTATGAATTATAACCAGCAATAGCTAATTCATCAACATTATCAGTTGTTAATAATCCTGAATTACTTAATTCATTAACAGAATAACCAGCATTAAACACATCTTGTAATAAATAATTTGAAGGTATAAATTTACTTGGTGGATAGTTTCCAATATTTTTTAATTCTATAATTGTAAAACTAGCATCATAATATTGATTAATAGGAAATTCAGCAATAATTATATTAGCACGATTATAATAAGCTAATAAATTACTAACATTATATGGTGAACTACTATAATTATAATCACTAACTGGTATATTTATACTTAATAAATCATTTATTGTATATGAAGCATCTATTATTGATTGATTTGTATATATATTTGAAATATCAAATACAGTATAATTACCGATTATATTTAAATCAAACGCACTATAGTTACCATTATTATATTCTGTTACACTAAATCCGGATTGAATTATTTCTTCTTTAGAATAAATATTTTTCAATAAATTAATATTATATTCTCCACTTTGCGCTAAATATGAAGCACTTATATCATTGTTGAATAAATCTTGTACACTATAACCTCCATCAACTATTTCTTGTATTGTATACTTTGAACGATTACTTATATCAGTAACATAACTTATGTCTATTAAATTACTAACATCAAGTGTTTTATAACGTACACTACTTATATCATAATTACCTAATGTTCTTAATTCTGTTATTGAAAAACTTGCATCATGATAATTATTAATAGGAAAATTAGATAATATTATTTCTTGTTTTGTATATGCTTCTTGTAATTGAATTAAATCATATTTGTTTGTAATTTTAAAATCTACTACAGTGAAACCAGAATTACTTAAATCTAAAACATTATATGAACCCTCAAAAATATGTAAATTTGAATAACTAGTATCTAATAATTGATTTATTGTTTTATTACCTATTATATTTAAATCAATTGTAGGTATTTTTGAGTCAAAAAATGTATTTATTGGAAAATTCTTTTGTAATATATAAGAAATATCATTAGCTATATGTAGATTACTAGAAAAATCATTACGATTAATTGCTAATGAAATATCTCTTGCTAATAATAATGATGATACATCAGTAACATTACGATAATGTCCATAATATGGATACAAATCAATTATTTTATATGAACTATTCGGGAAAGAATTATAAAAAAACCAACTAATGTATGATTCATTAAATCCACCAAAATAAATTTGAGATATATCATAACCACCATTTAAAATATTAGATATACTGAAATATTGTTGATTATTAAATATTGTACTTACATCTCGGTTTCCTATTGTATTAAATTCAAATACTGTGAAAGAACCATCAACAGCCAATTCTTGAAAAGTGTAATTAGTATCATTTAGTAATATATCAGCATCATAAATTAATTTTACAACAGATAAATCATAACCAAAACTACTTGCAGCAAAAATATTGGGATGAAATGACGCATCATAATAAGCAGATACATCATAACCTGCATCTAGTATATTTCCAAATGAATATAATGTAAAAGGTGGAGGTAAATCACTAATGTCAATCAAATTTTGTGGATGTTTACTTACATAACTTAGATCTACAAAAAAACTAATATTTTTATTTCCTAATGTTTTTAATTCTATTGGAGTATACTCATTACCATTACCATCAGGTAAACTGGATGTTGTAGGCGCATTATAAAAATCCTCTAATGTAAAATTAGATTGTAATATTGTTGTAGGAGTAAATACATCTTGTATATTTGAATTTAAAGTATAAGTAGGTATTAATTCATTCAATTGATAATTATTATCATATAACTCTCTTACACTAAATGAAGCATCTATAATTTCTTGTCTACTATAAGAAACATCTGTAAATTGACTAACACTAACATCCCTGTATAAATTAATATCAAATGTACTAAAACCAGCATCTTTATAATTTTGTACAGAAAAAGAACTATCTGTTAATATTACGTCTAATGGATAAACACCACAAACATCAAAAATAGAATAATTTGTATTTAAATAAAAAAACTTCATTTGAAAGGACGCATCATATAATTCTTGAGTTGTAAATGAAGCATTTAATATAGATAACCTAGAATAACTAGAATCTACTAATTCATTAGCATTTCTATTGCCAATTACTTTTAATTCACTTGGTGTAAATGTAATTCCAGAATCATAATTATAATAACTATTTATTGGATAATTACCAATTAATATTTCATTTTCACTATATCCACCAGTAAATAAATCATTTATTGTATAATTTTGATGCAATTCTTGTGCTGTATAATTTAAACGTAGATAATCACTTATATTATATGATCCATCAACTATTTGTTGTCTAGAATAACTAGAGTCTGTAAAAAAATCAATACTTTTATTACCATTAAAATGTAAATCGTATACTGTATAACCTAAACCATTACCTCCATTAGCATCATAAAATTTATTTACATTATAATTTGTATTTTTTATAGTACTATATGAAAAATGTGCTGTTAATTGATCCAAAGAAAAATTACTATTTAATTCAACCAATTTAATGTAATCATTTGAGTTCTTATAACTAATATTATAAATCGAGTATATATCAAATGTAGGATATAAATAATATGGATTATAATTATTGTTACTTAAATCAATTAATGTTGGCATTGGATCAATTTCTAATAATATTTCAGGTACAGTTAAATTAGATGTTTCAGGATTTAATGTATTTAAATTTATATTATTATCGTACATAGTTTGTAAAGTAAATGCACTTCTAAGTTCAAGAACACTATATGTTGGTAGTAAATATTGTATTTTATCATTAGTTATTTCACCTATGTCTCTAATATCAATTATTGTATAATTTAAATTTTTAATATTATTTATTAAATTGGTGTTAGGTAAATGTATTAAAGCATCTTTGATTGTATAAGATGTTTCATTTAATATATTTTCTAATATATAACCACTATTATATAAATCAATTAATTCATATCCAGCTGTTTCCAATGAATTCAAAGAAATATCATTACCCATATTAAAATTTAAAATTTCATTATCATTTACAAACTTTTTAAATTTGCCATTTGTTATATCAAATTTATAAATTGTATTCGCGATATTTAAAATATCAAAATTACTAATAACAGAAGAATATACGATTATTGGATTATCATTTACAATATTTAATCTATTATTATTAAAAGAACCAACAGTATATGTAGTTAAATTTTTTGGCAAAATAATTTTATTCAAATTATTATTTATAAATGTATCTCTTTTGATTTCTGTTAAATTTTTACCTAATACAAGTTTAGTAAGATTACAATTACTAAAAGCCTCTAATCCTATATAATTTATGCTTTTAAGATCTACATTTTCTAGTGGAGTATTTTTGAAAGCGTATTCTTCAATATATTCAACATTCGAAAGACTAATATCTTTTAATGAATTATTCTCAGAAAAAGCTAATTCACCAATATAAGTTATATTTTCATGCATAATTACATTTGATAAATTATCACAATCGAAAAAACAACCAAAATTTATTCTATTTGTTAATAATGGAATTGTAATATTTGATATTAATGTTTCAGCAAACGCCATACGTTCAATCAACGTTACATTATTGTGTAAGACAATTGTAGATAAATTACTTTTATAAAATGCTGCTGTTCTTATTTTTGTTGTAATATTTTCCAAAGTGAATAATCCAGATACAAAAGATTTTCTTTTATATTTCATAGTAGTTATTTCTTTGACTTGTTCAGTAGGAGGTGTTATTATTGTACTACTAGGATCTAATATTACAATATTTACTTGTTCATTAATGCCATAAAAGTTAACTCTATAACCACCTGTAAAATTAAAATTGTTATTTTTATATACATTAACACTTTGTAAATTAATAGCATTATCAAAAGTATTATTTTTTATTGTAATTACTGTACTCGGTATTGTTATAGAACTTATAGAAGTATGACTAAAAGCATAATCACCTATTTCTATTAATCCTTCTGGTAAAATTAAATTATTTAAATTCGACATAAATGAAAAAGCATTATTTTCAATTATTTTTAATTGTGAATTTGATATATCATCAAAAGTTAGTGAAGTAATATTATCAACATTGTAAAAAGCACTCTCTTTAATAGTAATAACACTTGATGGTATTGCAAAAGAAGTTAAAGTAGTATTTGGAGGACATCTTATTAAAACAGTTTTATTTTTATTAAATAATATTCCACTTAAATCACTATAAAAATTGTTATTTCCACATACATCTATTGATTTTAACGGTTCAATATATCCAAAAGCATCATCACCAATTTCTTGAACTTTATTAGTAATTGTAATATTTTCTAAATTACTTCCATGAAAAGCATTTGTATTAATATTTGTTAAATTATCAGGAAATGATATATTCGAAATATCAGTATTATAAAACGCGTTTTCATTTATTAATGATAACTGAGAACTAGAAAATATTTCTTCGAAATAAATATTTGTTAAAGGTGTATTTATAAAAGCATTTTTTCCAATTTCGTTTATATATGGTGTAACTGTTATACTATTTAATTGTAAAGCATTAGAAAAAGCATTATCATCTATTTTTGTTATACCAGAACCAAATACAATACTAGTTATATTATTTTTTAAAATTGTATTAGAATAAGAATTTTCATTTATTATACCCGTAATCAGTAAACCAATATTTGTGTTAAAATATGTTAGTGATTCAGTGAAAAAACTAATATTTGGTGTATAACTTTTTAATGAATATCTAGAAATTATATTTGTTGCGTTTAAAAACATATCATTAAAATTTGTAACATTCGAAACATTTAATGCACGAATATCAATATCTAATGATGATGCATTATTAAACATATTACTCATATTTGTTACTAAATTTGTATTCCATGATAAAATATTTTGATTAAAAGATGTAGCATTTCTAAACATATTTTCCATATTAGTAACATTTGATACATTCCAATTTCCAATAGGTGAATTAAATGTAGTTTTATCTTGAAATAAACCACTCATATCAGTAATATTTGAAACATTCCATTTATTAATATCACCATAATATCTTTTAAAAAATATAGGGTCTATTAACCATTGATTAATATTATTATTTAAATGTGTATTATCATTAATTAAAAAAGTAAAAAAATCACTTGATGGAGTATTTCCAACATTATATAATGTTTTAAATGTATTTGCATCTTTAAACATATCTATAAAATTTGTTACATTTGTGACATCCCAACTGCGTATATCTATATTAAAATTATTATTGTTATTAAACATTTCACTTAAATTCGTAGCATTTTCAGTATTCCACATTCGAATACTTTGATTAAATGAAGAATCTTTGAACATTTTAGAAAAATCAGTTACATTTGATACATTCCAACCACTAATATCTTGGTTAAAATGTGTTCCTGAAAACATAGAAGACATATTTGTAGCACTCGATACATTCCAACTTGAAATGTCTTGATTAAATGAAGAATCTTTAAACATTGAAGAAAAATCTGTCACATTTGATACATTCCAACCGGATATATCTTTAATAAAAGAAGACGCACCTGAAAATATAGAAGACATATTCGTAACAGATGAAACATTCCAGTCATTTATATTTTGATTAAATGATGTTGCATCTTTAAACATAGAAGAAATATTTCTAGCACTTGATAAGTTCCACCCACTAATATCTTTATTAAATGATGTAGCACCTTCAAACATACTACTTAAATTTGTTACATTTGAAGTATTCCATAGATATAAATTTGAATTAAATGTATTTTTATTTTTAAATATTTCACTCAAATCAGTAATATTTATTATATTCCAACGTATAATATCACCATATATATCAATAGCATTACTTTCATTTGTTATCCAATCATTTATTGAATTTACTAATTCTGTTTTATTATTAGGTATATATGTTATAAAAAAATTGATTAATGGTGTATCACCAATAACATATGTATCTTGAAAATTAGTTGCCCCTTTAAACATATCAGTAAAATCTGTTACATTTATAACATGCCATTTACGTAAATCTTTATTAAATGTAGAATTATTTTCAAACATATTACTCATATTTGTTACACCAGATACATCCCAATCATCTAAAGGTTGATTAAACGAAGTGGTATCTTTAAACATTGAACTCATATTTGTAACCTTAGTAACATTCCAATGATTGATATTTTGATTAAATATACTAGCACCATTAAACATATTTTCCATATTAGTAACATTTGAAACATTCCAATTAGTAATATTTGAATTAAAGTTATTTCTATTTTGAAATAATCCACTCATATCTGTAATATTTGACACTTCCCATGTATTTATATTTCTATAATTGGTATTTGCATCAAGTTGATTATTTATCCAAAGATCTACAGCTGTTTTTAAATTATTATTATCTTTAAAATAACTATTCCAGAAAGCGATTGTTGGTGTATCTTCAATGATAAATTTTGCTTTAAATAAATAAGAATTCTGAAACATATTTGTAAAATCAGTAACATTGGTTACATCCCAATTTCTAATATCTTGATTGAATGCAGAAACATTATTTAACATTGAATTCATATTAGTAACATTTGAAACATTCCAATCTTTAATATTTTGATTAAATGAAATTGCATTTCTAAACATATTTTCCATATTTGTAACATTTGATACATTCCAACCACTTATATCTTGATTAAAAGATGAACAACCTGTAAACATTAGATTCATATCTGTAACATTAGATGTATTCCAATTAGAAATGTTAGAATTAAACGATTGTCTATTAAAAAATAATCCACTCATATCTGTTATATTTGATACTTCCCAAATATCAATAATTCCATATGTTACTAAAGAAGTTGATTCATCATTAAAGAAAAGATTTACAGCATTTTTTAAATCAATATTATTTGTGAAATATCTATTCCAAAAAGCGTGACTTGGTGTATCACTAATATTATAAGTATTTTTAAATGTGTTCGCACCATTAAACATATCTATAAATTTATTTACATTTGAAACTTCCCATAATCTTATTTCATTATTAAAATTACTAGCACCTTTAAACATATTTGTCATATCAGTAACATTTGTTGTATCCCAATTATTAATATATGAATTAAATGTAGTTTTGTTTAAAAATATTCCGCTCATATCAGTAATATTGGAAACATTCCAACTATTAATTATATCATATTTAATTATACTAGCTGTTTCATCAGCAATCCATTCATTAATAGCAGTTTCTAATTGAGATTTATTTACGAAATAACTATTCCAAAAACCTCTTGTTGGTGTAATTGGTGCTCCAAATAAATTTATAAATGCGTTAGCTCCATTAAACATATTAGAAAAATTATTAACATTATTTATATCCCAGTTTCGAATATACGTATTAAACGTTACATTATTTAAAAACATACCAGACATATTGGTTACATTAGAAACATTCCAATCACTTATATTTGGATTAAAAGATATATCTTTAAACATACCACTCATATCTGTAACACTAGAAACATTCCAACCACTAATATCTTGAGTAAATGAAATAGCTCCATCAAACATGTTACTCATATTGTTTACATTTGATGTATTCCAATTAGTAATATTAGAATTAAATGTAGTTTTATTTTGAAATAAACCACTCATGTCTGTAATATTTAAAACATTCCATGTATTAATATCTCCATATGTTATTTGTGTTGAATCAAAATTAGATATCCAAGCATTTACTGCTGTTTTTAAAATATTATTATCTGTAAAATAACCATTCCAAAAACTTTGATCAGGTGTATTAGAAACATTAAATGTTGTTTTAAACGGTGAAGCACCATTAAACATTTGAGCAAAAGTAGTGACTTTAGTAATATCCCATTTTCGTATATGTTGATTAAATACAGAATTACTACGAAACATACTTTCCATATTAGTTACAGAAGATGTATTCCAATCACCTATTGGTTGATTGAATGATGTATCTCGAAACATACTTGACATGTTAGTTACATTTGATACATTCCATCCACTAATATCTTGATTAAATAAACTTGCACCATAAAACATTTCTGCCATATTTGTAACAATTGAGACATTCCAACTGGAAATATTTGAATTAAATGTAGTTTTATTTTGAAATAAACCACTCATGTCTGTAACATTGTATACGTTCCATGTATTAATATCTCCATATGTATTAGTCGCAGTTGATTGATTGGATATCCAAGCATTTACTGCTGTATCTAAATCTGTTCTATTTGAAAAATAACTATTCCAGAAAAATGTTGTTGGTGTAATTGGCGCTCCAAATGAATTTATAAATGTGGTAGCACCATTAAACATATTAGTAAAATTAATAACATTATTTACATCCCAACTCATAATGTCTTGATTAAATGAGCTAGCACCATTAAACATATATGTCATATTAGTTACATTAGACACATTCCAATTGGAAATATTTGAATTAAATGTAGTTTTGTTTAAAAATAATCCACTCATATCTGTAACACCAGATACATCCCATGTATTAATATCTCCATATGACAGATCTGTATTTGTTTGATCGATTATCCAAGCATTTACTACTGTTTCTAATTCTGTTTTAGTTGTAGGTGTAAAAGGTAAATCAAAAAAACTGGCTGTTGGCGTATCAGGAGCATTGTATTGATTTTTAAATGCTGTAGCACTATCAAACATATCATCAAAATCTGTAACATTACTAACATCCCATAATCTTATTTGTTGATTGAATAATGATGCATCACGAAACATTTCTTCCATATTAGTCACATTAGACACATTCCATTGGGAGATGTCCTGATTGAATGCTGATGCTTGATAAAACATATGCTTCATATCAGTGACCTTAGACACACTCCATTGAGTGATGTCCTGATTGAATGATGATGCCATCCCAAACATTCCTCTCATGTTAGTGACATTAGATACATTCCATTGGGAGATGTCCTGATTGAATGATGATGCAACCGCAAACATAAGTTCCATGTCAGTTACATTAGACACATTCCAATTGGAAATATTTGAATTAAATGTAGTTTTCATATAAAATAATCCATTCATTTCTGTAACACCAGATACATCCCATGTATTAATATCTCCATGCATGGAGGCAGTATTAGATTCATTAGATATCCAATCATTTATTGCTATTTCCAGAGAAGTTTTAGTTGTAAAAACACCAGGAACAGATGGAGTATGACCAAAATGACTAGTTGGAGGAGTATAATTTAAACCATTATATAAATTGAGTAAAGCGTCCGCATCACGAAACATATCAGTTAAATTCACACTTGGATTTATAATCCAGTTTCTTATTTCCTGATTGAATGCTCTTGCATCCTCAAACATATCTTCCATATCAGTAACATTAGACACATTCCAATATCTAATAGGTTGATTAAAGTCGTAAGCATGATCAAACATTTCTTTCATACTAGTCACATTAGACACATTCCAACCACTTATGTCTTGATTAAATACTATAGCACTTGCAAACATTCCTGTCATATTAGTAACATTTGATACATTCCAATTAGAAATATTAGAATTAAATGTAGTTTTGTTTAAAAATAATTCACTCATATCTGTAATACCAGATACATCCCATGTATTAATATCTCCATGCAAGGAGGCAGTATTAGATTCATTAGATATCCAATCATTTATTGCTATTTCCAGAGAAGTTTTAGTTGTAAAAACACCTGGAGGAGAATAAAGAAAAAAATTACTTGTTGGTGTATCTTGTACATTATATGTTGTTTTAAATAATGAAGCGCTTCTAAACATATTAGTAAAAGTTGAAACATTACCCACATCCCAACGACGTATTTCTTGATTAAATACAGTATTATCTCTAAACATACTGTTCATTTCAGTTACTTTAGATGTATTCCAATAACCAATATTTGAATTAAATGATGTCTCTCTAAACATAGATCTCATAGTTGTAACGTTTGAAGTATTCCATCCACTAATATCTTGATTGAATGATGTTGCTTGTTGAAACATATCTTCCATATCTGTAACATTAGACACATTCCAATTAGAAATATTAGAATTAAATGTAGTTTTACCTTGAAATAAACCATTCATATCTGTAATACCAGATACATCCCATGTATTAATATCTCCATATGTATTAGTCGCAGTTGATTGATTGGATATCCAAGCATTTACTGCTGTATTTAAATCTGTTCTATTTGTAAATGCGTATGACATTATTTTTTTTATAATATAAATTATAAATAATAAAAAAATCGAAAATGTAAATATAAAAACATATTAATAAAGTTAATAATAATGAAAGTTTTGGTGTTTGATACAGAAACAACTGGTATAATAAAAGATACTATGACAGATTTAAATGATTATCCTCATATTGTACAATTAAGTTATATTGTATATGATACTATAAAAAAAAATGTTGTAGAATGTTGTGATTTTATTATAAATCATAAAAATAAATTTAAAATACCAGAAGAATCAACAAAAGTACATGGAATTACTAATGAAATTAGTTTTAATCAGGGTGTTAATATAAAAAAAGCTTTAAAAAGTTTGTTAGATTCATTGAATAATGTAAATTATTTAGTTGCACATAATCTAAATTTTGATAAAAAAATGATTGAAGTAGAATTATCAAGACTAGGATTAGATGGACCAAAAATGATTAATAAAATAATTTATAATTTAGAAGATTTTTGTACAATGAACAAAAGTAGATATATATGTAAAATTGATACAGGTAGAAAAAACTCAATAGGAAGAACTATTTATAAAAATCCTAAACAAAGTGAATTACATCAACATTTATTTGGAACAACACCTGTTAATTTACATAATTCATTAAATGATGTATTAGTATGTCTAAGATGTTTCATTATGTTACAATTTAAAAGAGATGTTTGTGATTATAGTGAAGAATTAAAAATTATGTTAAAATCAAAAGTAAATATATAATCATTATATATAATGGGTGAAAAAAGTGAAAATAAAGAAAATGGAAGAACATGGTTAGATAAATGGAGATATACATTATACACTACTTTTTTATTTTTAATTGTAGTTAATCCTTTTACATATAAACTAGTAAACACATTATTAGGTTCTATTACAAAAATATCAGATAATACTGGTTGTCCAACAACAAATGGAATGTTAATTCACGCTGTAGTGTTTACATTACTTTTGAGAGGAGTTATGGAGTTACCTATTTAATACAAATTAATTTATATTTAATTATATATAATTTAAATATAAATTTAAAAATAAAAATATAAAATTATAAAAATGTTTTTTAAACAAAAAAGAATTATCAAGAATGTAAAATATTTTTCGTCATTAAAAGAAACACTTAAACCAATGATTGAAAATCGAAAAAATATGAATATAGCTCCTGAAATTTTGAATATTGATCATGTAAATGAATTATGTCTTTTATTAAAAACAAATAATAATGACAGTAAATTTTTAGTAGATTTATTTAAAAATAGAATAAGTCCTGGGGTAGATGAAACAAGTAAAATAAAAGCAGAATTTTTACACAATATATGTATTAACAATGAAGAATCACCTTATATTGATAAAAAAGAAGCAATAAAAATATTGGGAACAATGCAAGGAGGTTATAATATTCAGCCACTAATTTCAATGTTAACAGATAGCAAATATGGAAAATATGCTGCACATGAATTATCAAAATTAATATTAATATTTGATTATTATTATGATGTTGAAAAATTGGCAAAAGAAGGGAATAAAAATGCTTTAATGGTTTTAAATTCTTGGGCTAATGCTGATTGGTTTAATTTTAAAGAAGAAGTTCCTGAAAAAGTTACATTAACCGTATTTAAAGTTTCTGGAGAAACTAATACAGATGATTTATCACCTGCTGTTGATGCATGGAGTAGACCAGATATACCTTTACATGCATTAAGTATGTTAAAAAATGATAGAGAAGGTATTATTCCAGATAAACCAGGAGAAATAGGACCTGTAAATATTATTAATAATTTAAAGAAATTAAATAATCCTATTGTTTATGTTGGTGATGTAGTTGGTACAGGTTCAAGTAGAAAAAGTGCAACAAATAGTATATTATGGTATTTTGGTAATGATATACCATATGTACCTAATAAAAAATCAGGTGGTTATTGTATAGGTGGTAAAATAGCGCCAATATTTTTTAATACAATGGAAGACAGTGGTGCATTACCAATAGAAATGCCTGTTGATAAATTAAATATGGGTGATATAATTGATATATATCCTTATGAAGGTGTTACAAAATTTAATACAACTAATGAAGTAGTATGTAATTGGAATTTGAAATCACCTGTTATTTTAGACAGTGTTAGAGCTGGTGGAAGAATAAATTTAATAATAGGTAAGGGGTTAACATACAAAGCTCAAAATTATTTTGATAAAAAATATACTTCTTATTTTAGAAAAAATGATATTATTAAAGAAGATAATCCAAAGTATACATTAGCGCAAAAAATTGTTGGTAAAGCTTGTAATAGCGAAGATGGAGGTATATTACCTGGTAATTATTGTGAACCAATAGTAACAACAGTTGGTTCACAAGATACAACTGGACCAATGACAAGAGATGAATTGAAAGATTTAGCTTGTTTAGGTTTTACAAGTGATTTAGTAATGCAATCTTTTTGTCACACAGCAGCGTATCCAAAACCAATTGATGTAATTACACATAATACATTACCTGATTTTATTAATAATAGAGGTGGAATATCACTTAAACCAGGTGATGGTATTATACATAGTTGGTTAAATAGAATGTTGTTACCAGATACATTAGGAACTGGTGGAGATTCTCATACTAGATTTCCTATTGGGTTATCTTTTCCAGCTGGTTCAGGTTTAGTAGCATTTGCTGCTGCAACAGGAATAATGCCATTAGATATGCCTGAATCAGTATTGGTTAAATTTACAGGTGAAATGCAACCAGGAATTACATTAAGAGATCTAGTACATGCGATACCTTATTATGCTAAAAAAGAAGGTCAATTAACAATTGAAAAAAAAGGAAAGAAAAATGTTTTTAATGGAAGAATATTAGAAATTGAAGGATTACCTAATTTAACATGTGAACAAGCTTTCGAATTATCAGATGCTAGTGCAGAAAGATCAGCAGCTGGTTGTACAATAAAATTAAATAAAGAACCTATTATAGAATATTTAAATTCAAATATATCATTATTAAAATGGATGATTAAAAACGGTTATCAAGATGAAAGAACTATTAATAGAAGAATAGAAAATATGGAAAAATGGATTAAAAATCCTGTTTTAATGGATGCAGATAAAGGAGCTAAATATGCATATGAATTAACAATTAATATGAATGAAATAACAGAACCTATATTATGTGCTCCAAATGATCCGGATGATGCTAAAACTTTAAGTGAAGTACAAGGAGATAAAGTGGATGAAGTATTTATAGGTAGTTGTATGACAAATATAGGTCATTTTAGAGCAGCTGGTAAATTACTTGATAGTTTCAATGGTCAATTAAATACACGTCTATGGATGGCACCACCTACTAAAATGGATGAAAAAAAATTAATGGATGAAGGTTTTTACTCTATTTACAGTAAAGTTGGAGCACGAACAGAAATGCCAGGTTGTTCATTATGTATGGGTAATCAGGCACGTGTTGCTGATAATGCAACTGTTCTCTCTACATCTACTAGAAATTTTCCAAACAGATTAGGTAAAGGAGCAAATGTTTATTTAGCTTCTGCTGAACTTTCAGCTATTACAGCAATTGAAGGAGAGATACCAAATAGAGAAACATATTTAAAATATTATCAAAATATTGAAAACAAAAAAACAGAAATTTTCAATTATATAAATTTTGATAAATTGGAAGAATATATTTAAAAAAAATAAAATTATATATTTTTAAATATTATCAATGTCTTCAAATAAAAAAATAATTGTAGAAACTATGAAAAAATTATACTCTAAAAAATTAATTAGTGCTCGTGATGGAAATATAAGTTTTAAGCCAAAAAATGAAAATTATTTTTACATATCAGCTGGTTCTGTTAAAAAAAAAAATATTAATGAAGATCAAATAATAAAAGTTGATTTTAAAGAATTATATAACAATACTTATTCATTAAATTATGATAAAAATTACAAATATTTGCCTTCACGTGAAATATATATGCATTCATATTTACAAACATATCACTATTTTAAAAATAAAGATAATTTTGTTGTTCATGCTCATCCTCCAAATATTATTTCTTATATAGGAATCAATAAAAGTTATGAATTAAACAATATAAAAAAAACATTTCCTGAAATAAATGTAGGTAATATAGGAAAAAATGTTAAATATTATGATGCTGGTAGTAATGAATTAGCATTAAATTCATTTAATAGTTTATATCAAAATGATATAGTAGGTTTACAAAGACATGGATCTTTATCTATTGGCGATGATATTGATAAAATAATAGAAGACATTGAAACATTAGAATATTATATTGATATTGAATTAAATTATAAATATTAGTGTAGTTCATCATTAATCTTTTTCTTTAGTTTACCAATTGCTTGTCCAGGATTTAAACCTTTTGGACATGTATTTGAACAATTCATAATAGATTTACATCTATATAATTTCATAGCATCATCTACATATTCCATTCTTTCTTTTGTATTTTCATCACGTGAATCTTCAATCCAACGATAAGCTTGCATTAAAACAGCAGGACCTAAATATTGATCAGAATTCCACCAATAACTTGGACATGATGTTGAACAACATGCACATAATATACATTCATACATACCGTCTAATTTTCTTCTGTCTTCAATAGTTTGTAAATGACCATTTTTATCTTTATTTGATGAATGTAACCAAGGTTTTATTTCTTTGTATTGTTTATAAAAATTTTTCATATCCGGAATTAAATCTTTAACAATTGGCATATGTGGCAACGGATAAATAGACATTTTTTCTTTCATAGGAGTTAAACAAGCTAATGTATTTTTTCCATTAATATTCATAGCACATGAACCACAAATTCCTTCACGACAAGATCTTCGAAAACCTAATGTTTTATCTACATCATTTTTTATATAAACTAAAGCATCTAATACCATTGGTCCAAAATTACTATTATCTAATTTAAATGTATCTATTTTACTTTTACCTTTTTGATTTCTATAAATGCGAAGTGTTGAAAATGTTTTATTAATAAATTTCATATATTTATATGATATTTATTCTTTAATTTTTATTACACAATGTATTAAAATATCCCATACTAGCAAAAATATGTAACCCCAAGGAAGAATACCTTGTTAATCTTGAAATATTTTTTATTTTTACATAATCGGTTATAATACAAGATGTTGAAACATATGAATGATAAGCAATATTTACAATATTTAAACTGTTAAAAAATTTTTCTGTAATATGATAAGATTTTTTATTACACATATATGAAGATAACATCAAAGGAATTAATAATTTCGAAGATTTATGATAATTTTTCAAAAAAAACATATTTTTTTCTGGTATCAAAATATTATTCATTATAATGTATTAAAAATAACTTTTTAAATAAAAATAAATTATATGAAAAAAAATATTTCACCACATGTTAATATTTATAAATTTCCTATTACAGCTATTTCTTCAATTGTAACAAGATTGTCAGGGTTATATTTAACAGGTTTATTTATTGGAGTAGGTATAAATCAATTTGATAATAATAAACATTTATTAAATTATTATAAAAAATTAAATAACACATCAAAAGAAGTTATAAATTATTCAATAATTTTACCATCTGTATATCATACATATGGAGGATTACGTCATTTTATATGGGATAAATATCCTAGTTTATTAACAAATAAATTAGTCGCAAGATCTTCATTAGGAATATTTGGTATAACATTTGTTACATCTTATATTGTAAATAATAATTGTAAAATTTATCAACAAAAATATTAAACTTCAGGGTCAATAATAGAAAATAATAATAAGTATCTTATTCCACTTGTTATTTTTCTTCCACCATGTGGATGTGTTACACCACCTGGATAAAATAATACATCTCCAACTCTACCATTGACTAACTTTTTTTCCATTGGAAAAAATGTACCGCCACCTTCAAATTCATCATTTAAATATATAATTACAGGTATTTGTTCATTATCAATATGAATATCCATTTTAGCTTCTTTTACATTCTTTGCATCGTAACGTAAAATATATGGAGGAGAAATTTGACGTCCATCAAAATATTCAAATTTTTCATTAACAATTGGAAACAAACGTTTTTGTATATATTCCATTAAATATTTATACATATCAGGTACTTCTTTTAAATGTGCTGTCATACCTGGTTCATATTTCATATCATTATTATCTAAATGATTAGAATCTCCTTTTTTTATAAAATCATCATTATGTAATTTTTGTCTTTGATTAATGTGTTCATCATACACATCAATTATTTTATTACATAATTTTCTTGGAAAAAATGGTGTTAAATAAACTTTATTTACAACTTCCTTTACATCTAATTCAACACTACCGTAATCACCATAATCAATATTTTTATTGTTTTCTAAACCTTCTTGATTAAAAATATTATATAATGGATATCCAAAATCCTTATATGGTGTCATCAATGTTATTAATGATAGAGTTATTAGTAGTATTAATAGAAATAAAGTATAATAATCTCTATTAGTATGTGGCTTTAAATATTTTAAAAACTTCATATAAATTATATTATTATTTTATATTATAATAATAATATAATAATGGTTTATTTTTTACTATTATTTATAATACCAATAATATTATTTATTTTATATATTCATTTACAATATGATATCTATAATTTAGAAGAACAATTTCAAAATAATAATAAAAAAACACCAAAAACAGATTATGATTTTAATGCTAGTAATGTTGTTGGTCGATTTAAATTTTATAATAAATATTTTTATCCGTTAGAAAATAATATAACAGAACATGAAAAAAGATTTATATTAAATTGGATGTTAAAATTAGAATATGATGATTTTGAAAATGAAACACATATTAGTCCATTTACAATAAGTATAGTAATATTTAAAAATGGAAATATAAATAAATCTAGATTAGCAATTGGCACTAAAACAAAATTTGATTTATTTAAAAAAGAAACAAATGAATTATTAGGTAAAATGAATATTAAAATTGAACCACCTAAAGATTATAAATATTATGGTATAGCATGGGATATAGAAGATGAATTATTTAAAATTTATTTTCTTAGTGATGATAATAGTAAGATGATATGTCATATTTTAAAAATTAAAAGAAATGGTATTAATATTTTAAATGTTAAACTTAAAGATATAAAAAAATATGATGTAGATGAAAAAGTAACATTAATGCACAAAGAAGGAAAAATAGTAAAACAATTTAATCAATCATCATTGCCATTAGAATTAAGAAAAAAATACCCAAGTATAAAAAATTTAGAACAATCTTTATCTTTTAACAATATGCATTTACATCTTGATACATATAGTGAATATGATAACAAATTAAATTTATATTATGATTGATAAATTAAATATATTATTTTTATAGTAAAATATATTTAATATTAACTACAACGTAAATAAGAGTTTTTTATATTCTCTCGTTTATTTATGAATTCTAATTTCAATATATTTGTCCGAATAAAACCACCAGAAGATGTTGAGAAAACTTGTGTTTTTACAAGTAGTAATGATGATAGATCTTTATATGTTATAAATGAAAAGAGAGATATATTTAACAATAAAAAAATTATAAAAAGTCAAAGACAATTTACATTAGATAAAATTTATGATGTTAATAATACAAATGAAGATATATTTATTGATATATTTGAACCTGTTATAAATAATATAAAAAAAAATAACAATATTACTATATTTTTATATGGTCAAACAGGTAGTGGTAAAACTTTTACTAGCATAGGAAAAAATAGATATTATCCTGGTATTATTTATTATATACTAAAATATTTCAATGATAATGATAAATCAACATATCTTACTTCAGTACAAATATATAATAATAATTGTTTTGATTTATTTGATGATCATAAACCAATAAAACAATATGAAGATAATTCTGGAAAAATTACTTTTAAAAATTGTAAAAGAATGTATTTAAATGAAATAAAAACCAATGATTTAATTGCACAAATACATGAAAAAAGATTTGTTGGTATTTCTAGTGAAAATGATAACTCTAGTAGATCACATCTATTACTACAGTTATGGTATAAAAATAATTATATAAATATAATTGATTTAGCTGGTAGTGAAAAAGCAAAAAAAAATATTTGCGCTAATAAGGAAAAAATGCGTGAAAATGCTAAAATAAATGAGAGTATATTAGTTTTAAAAGAATGTATTAGAGCTTCAAAAAATAAGCAATCATATATTCCATATAGGCAAAACAATTTAACAAAAATATTAAAAGATACATTTACAGGGAATTGTGTTTCATTTATTATAGGAACAATTTCTCCAGAATTAAGAAATATAAGTGAAACTATTAATACTTTAAATTACATTAGTGATATGAAATCATTAAAAAGACAGATCTCAAATGTAAATTTAAATAGAGAAATTAGTAAAGAAGACTTTAAATTAAATGAAAATTTTTTATTACATTATTTAAAAAAATTTGAAATTTCTCATGAAGCAAAAAAAAATTTAATTAATGATTTAATCAATGATTCAAAATTTAAAAATAAAGATGAATTAAGAGGAAATATAAAAAAAGAAATAATTGAATTACAAGAATTTTTAAAATATTTGTGATTGTTTTCTCAGTTTATATATATATATAATGAATAGTCATACAAGAAGAAATTTAGATGAACTTCATAAACTTATTACAGAATCTCAAAATGGTGAGATAAGATTATTTAACTATTTAAATCGTAAAGGTTTATCAAAAGATGAAACAGAAGATGTTATAGGTAAAATTAACATTTATGTGAGAGAAAGAGGTAATATGTTTAAGCAAGTTAAAGATATATTAGGTAATACACCTTGTCAACCTATGCCTAATTTTCGTTATTTATTTTTTAAGCAACAAGATAGAAATGATTGGGCCAATTTTAGAGAAATGCAAATTTGGGTAAATAATCAAAATATTGCGCCACAATGTCATTTTTGGACAAATACACAAAGTATGCATCATATGGCATATCGTAAACATCATCCTGTAAGTAAATTAAAAGATGGTAACCTTAATAGTATATACCATTCTACTACAAATAGAACATATAAACGATGGATTGCTGTTAAATTACCAAGAAATTATAGTTTAGCTGATTTTCAATCAATTGTACTTTATAATAGATACAAATGTGGTAAATGGACTGAACATTGTGCTCAACGAGCAGGTGGGTGGCAAATGCATCTTTATAACGATAGGTGGGGATTAGAACATCAATATCCTATTATTCGTCAACGTTGGGGAACTTATAGTGCTGTGCATCGTTTTGATGGACCTGGTTTAGTAAAATATAATAAAGGTTATAGTAATGGCGAAAGTACCTCACAAATTATTAATCATCGTACACGTAGTGTTCGTAATGGTGTTAAATATTATACTATGGATAAACTTGATATGAAAGGTGTTTACGCATGTACAAATAGAAAACTTTTAAGTAGAGAAGAATGGTTAAATAAACAAAAAAAAAATATAGCAAAAAAATTAGAATTTTTATTACCTATTGAAATGAATACACAAAAAGATGTTGATATTAACACATATTATTTTAAAAATTATGGAGCATTAGCAAATGTAATGAAATACGTATTCTTTTTATTATTAGGATTAAATATTCTTTATGGTATTGATAAATTTTCACCAGTAAAAATACCAAGTATAGCAATAAATTTAGTAATATTAGTATTTTCTACATTAATGACTATTTTAATTTTCCGTGCATATCTAGATCATAGAAATAGAAGTGATTATAATTACGATAAATATGATTTTTCTAATGATAAAGCTAAGAACTTTGACGATGACGTAGAGGTTGATGAAGATGATATTGGAGGAGGTGATGAGTCAACTGAAGGTTCTGCAATGGTTAAGGATAATAATGGTTGTGAACTAGAGTTATGTAAAAATAATGAATGTTGTCCTGATGGTATGTTTTACAATGAAGTACAAGCAAAATGTATTCCAAAAGTTAATGATATGGATGTATTACTAAAATAAATAAATTAAAAAAAAAGATATTTACGTAATATATTATGGGATTTATAAGAAAAGATCTTATGCGTGAACAAAATATAGATTATCATGACATTTATATGAATGTTCATGATCGTTTTGAAGGTGATTATAAAGGATTAAGAGATGAATTAACTAATTCAACTAGAAATCGTGATATAACAAAATATTATCAAGATAGATATGTAGCTTATTATTTTTTTGTTTTAATGGCTGTTGTTTTATTCATAGTATATTTATTGTTAAGCTTACTTGAAGTTAAGAAAATACTTCCAAGTGGTTTATTAAGACCTATTATATTATTAGTAGCATCACTTTCTATTTGTTATTTAATATATCTTCGTTTAGATATTTCAAGAAGACAAAATATAGATTTTAACAAATATAAAAATAAAAGACCTGATGTATCAACAACTGGAACTGGTAGTGCTAATGTAAATATGGGAAGTTGTATTGGTCCAGAATGTTGTACATATGGAACAAAATTTGATTATGAACATAACTTATGTAGAGAAGAAAGATAATTGAATGATATATTTATAAATTAATATCTCATTCAATATTATACTAATAAATGGAAGAAAAAAAAAATATAAACCAGTATGATGATAATATAGCACTAATACAATCCACATATGATTTATTAAAACGTTCTGATATTTGTACAGTTGCTCCTGATTCTATATTTGAAAAATATATTATAAAATCAGCAAAAATACATAAATCATTAATAGATGAACATAGATTATTAGTTGCATCATGTGAATTAAACAATAATACAAAAGATGATATAAATAAAAAGGTTAAATCTATTGATTTAAGATTTAAAGGGGAAGAAGAATTAAGTAGACGAAAAGGGTTTTATCAAGGAACACAATTTTGGGCTAGAAATTACACTATTAATTTATTAGAAATAGTATATTGGACGTTATTTGTTATAATGACTGTTACTTTAACTGTAAAATCTGGATTGAACACAACATCATTGATATCTATTATAATTTTTTTTATTTATCCATATATATCATTTTATTTTATAATATATTTTATAGGTGATTCATATGATTATTTAAAAAATAATTTGAATGTTTATGATAATATTTACAATCATGTAAAATAATTTAATTTATATTATTATTAATTATAAGTAATAATATAATTTTTATTTGTTGTTCTCTACTACTACTACTTTAAGATTCGAGCTAGATTCTAAATCATCTACATCATCATCATCATCCGTTATTATTGTAACATTTTTCCATTTTTTATTAAATTTTCCAAATTTTTCATCCATTAATTTATGTAATTCTGTTTTCTTTGACATTTTTTTTCCATAATTATCTAGCATCCAATTATCAAATTCACTTGCAAGATCACGTTTTAGAATACTTTCTCCTTGACAAACCATAATTTTTTCATTAATGAATTGTGAAAGTTTATCTTGTTGAATACGATAATTTTCACTAGATGTATCTACTTTTGCACACTTTTTCACTATACCTTGCTTTTTTTTTGCAATTTCTACTAACATTGACATAAATATAGGTACCCACTTATGAAAATGATCGTCTTCTAATGTATAATTTTTTTTGAATTGATATGGTTTTTTTAGATCATTATCAACCGGATTCTCTGTGAAATAAGCTTCATGATCAACTTGTTTTATACGACGCCATGATCCTTCAGTTTTATCATTAACCTCAAAAGGAACATTTGTCAAAACAATAGGTACAAATTGAGGTATAAAAGATATCATATCTTTCCCATATAACGGTCTTCCTGATATTTTATCTGTCCCACCTGTAAATCTTTTCATAGTTGCTTCATTCAATACAGCATTACTAGAAATTTCACTTGTAACAGTAACACGACGGCCACGTAAATCCATTATTTCAGGTGATGCTTTACCTGGTTTAACCTCTTTACTAATTAAAACATCACAACTAAGTTCACCATAATAATCTCCCATCATTAATTCAATTAATCTTAACATTAAACTTTTACCATTTGAACCACAACCAATAAACATGTAAAAATGAGACATTTTATTTCCTCCAATTAATAGACTGGCAAACAATTCCCAGATAAAATCATGTAATTCTTCATCAGGGTAGATTTGTTTAACAAAATTACGTAAATTTTCACAATCATCTTTATGTTTAACAATTGCTTTGTTATAAGGAATATAATTTATATTAGTGCTCATTGTTAAGTAATCATCTGGATAACCTGGTCTAAAATTTTTTTCTTTAAAATCATATACACCATTATTAAAACATAATAAATAATCATTTTTATCAGCATTATCATAAAATGTAGAATCTAAAAATAAAAGTGATGCTTCGCTTAATATAGCCCTTTTTTTTGAACCATCTTTTAATTTACTACAAATTTTACAAATTCTACCAATTTTCTTTTCTAAATTAGAATAAATATCAGATTCTCTTTCAATTTGATACATAGCATTAACTGTTTTGACCATTTTTTCTTGAAATATATCATGTATTTTTGTTGATAAATGTAATAATAATTCTGCTTCAGCTGAAGCTAGTTTCCAATGATTATTTATATAAACATACCATACACTATTATTATTATTACGGCTGGCACATATATATTTATCTTTATACATACAATGTAATATACAACCCATATCCCAGTCTGTTCCATATGGATCTTTTTCTTTATCATCTTTGCTTTTAGTTGGTCCTCTAATTGGTGCAAGAGCTTTTTCTACATAGTGATCTATCGTTGTATTATATAATTTAAGGTATTCATTTTCGTTTGGTGATTTAGTTTGATAATAAGATTTAGCCCATCGAATAATGGATCTAGAAGTTTTACAACCTTCACCTACTTTAAATTCTTCCCACATATCGCGATATTCACTTATGTCACAAATACTAAATTTAGTTGATTTTGCACTGAACAACATCCAAGTACCAAATAAACGTATATCGGTGTTTTTAAGTGCCCATCCAACACGAATCCACTTTCCTTGTTCATCAGAATAAATTTCAGGTAATATCATTGTATAATCATGTGCTTCTTTCATTTTTAAATCTGTACTGTTTGTTAAATCACATTCCATTTGTTTTTTTACAATTTCATTTAATTCATCTATTGAAGTAACATTTACAATATTTTGATAATCTAAAAATTCTGATCTAGTCATTGTTCTAATATTATTTTCACTTACGTTTACTCTTCTTGGTTTTGTAATTTGTTTTTCACATATACTTATACCTTTTTGAGTTTTTTCTAATATTAAATTATTTTTGTATTGAGCAGATATTTTTTGAAATTTTTCAACATTATTTGAATATTCAGAAATGTCGTCTTCTTCAAGTAAACAAAATTGTTTTTTTTCATTTTCGTTATATGTTATTGAATAATGATATATCATTTGGTATGCTTCATTGCCAGGTTTTCTTGAACCATAAAAACACCAATTATTTGGTTTATGACTTCGCATTATACTATCATCAACAACATCATGATATTTATAATATGTGTCATCATTTTGAATATTAATTAATGGCAATTTATCTAATACTATATTTATTTTCTTTAAAACCTCATTTCGTAATTCATTTATAATATTACGATGAGATTGTATATCTATTAAAATATGTATACCGTCTTTTACAATTACATTACCATTTTTATTCTCTCTATTTATGTGAGGTTTTTCAAAAATGTATACATTAAATTTTTCATTTTCTTTAAAAATAAAGAATTCTTTTAAAGAGTTAAGAAATACATCAATGATTGATTTAATGTCTTCTTCCGTATGTTGTTTAGTTTCTATTTTCTCTCCATATCTAAAGTCTAAATCAACCAATATCGGTCCAAAGCATTCTTCGTCATCTATTTGTTTTTCTGTAATATAAAAATGATTTCCTTTATTAAAACAATCTTCGATATATTGTTGGTGAAACTCTTTTAATTTATCTTGAGGTATATAATATGATGCAGGTCTTCGTGTTTCACCCGGACCAGGAGGAAAACTTGTATGTGTAAAAGATATTTGATTTGATTCATCATCATCATCTCTTTTAATAAATTTTATATTTTGTTTAGTCAAAAATTTATCAGTTTTTGTATTTTTCTGCATGTAAATATTATATATATAAATATAATATATACTTAAATCAATTTTTTTAAATAATAAAATATATTTTTACATGATATATCATCATAAATATTTTAATGATAATATTATTTTTGAGACGTTATAAATAATAAAATCGAATTTATTTGATAAATCAAATTTATTTTCATTAAATATAAATCATGAATATTGATATTAATATTGATATTATAAAGACAATATATTCGTTTGACTTTACATTACCAGCTATAAATAATGAAATTAGAGAATATAAAAATCAAATATTAAATAATAATGCATATAAAATTCAAAAATGGTATATGAGAAACAAAATTGAAAAACATATGCCTATTCTATTTATAGACGAAATACCATTGTATCAAAAATGGTACATTATTCGTTTGTATATGAAATTTTATCCAAAGGAAGATTTAAAATTATTTCCATATTATATTTTGCGTAGTAATAGAAATTTAATGGATAAATTATCAAAACATGATATTTATAATTTTTGGGAAAAAAAAGGTTATGAAATATCATGTTTTAATGTTTATTCATTCTTAAAAAATTGTAATAAACAAGAAATTCTTAGTGGTGGGTGGTAATACATAAAAATATAATATTTATAATGTTTTTTTATCATTTAATTTTTCGTCTAATAATGATAAACAATCACTTGACGAAGTTATAAATATTCCTGGTATTAATGCGTGTATTAACGCTTTTTGTGCTGCAATAAAAAATTGAAAACTTAATGAAGATGAAAATTTTAAATGTTCTATATAATTCATGTCAACATCTTTAAGATGATCTATTGATTCATTATATATATTTTTAATATTATCTAAACATTGTAAATTTTCAAAACTAGATATTCTTGAAGACATTTATAATATAATATTATTAATACTATTTATTATATTTTTAAAATAATATTAATTTATAATTATTTTTCTTTGGTGTTAGAATTAGATTGGGAGGAGTTTACTTCTGTTGTTATTTGTTGTATGGTGGCTAAATTACTTACTAAATATTCTATTGGGTCAATTTTCAAAGTTATGTCTATTAATCCTCTTTCAACTGCTTTATCATAACTTTTATTAACTTTTTCTGTAATTCCTCTTATAAATGTGTTTCTTGCTTTACCACTGTCAAAGTGTTTAAATTTGTCTGCATTCATACACCAAAATTTATACAATAAAAATTTATGTAAAATAACCCTATAGTCATCCTCTGCTTTTGTAACATGAGGTTTTAATTTATTTATCAATTTTTCCCCTTTCAACGAATGTTTTAATTCAGGAAAAGCTTCTTTGAGCTTAGCCTGTAATTCTTCTTGTTTAGCTTTTCTTAACTGAGTATCCACATTACTTTCTATGGTTTCTCCTTTTTGTCTTGTATTAGGAATTTTATGGTTTTCAAGTAGTTTTATTTGTGATTCAATTGATTCTAATATTGTATCGTCATAAGTTTCATGTTTATTTTTTAAATTTGTAATAGTACTATTACATAATCTTCCTTGTGTTATTTTTTTTAATCCCATATTCTTAAATATACTTTCTAATTCTTCTGCTATATCGTCTTGTGGTCGTATATCGTCTGGTTGGTTATTTGAAACATGTGATGATTGGTCATTTCGTAAATTTGTTGAGAATATATATTTATGTCGTTCACTAGTTACTTTTGTTTTCATTATGTCAAATAATTTTTGCCATTCGATATTATTTGCTTGATCATTATTTACTAATGTTTCCCATGTTTTAATAGCATCAATAACATCATCAAAGGTTGGGTTATTATCTTCAATCAGTTTTTCTCCTTGATTTGTTCTTCCTCCATTTCCTGAAGGAAAACCCATAAAATTTTTTCCATAATGAATGTGATAACTTCTTAAATCAGTATCCTTTATTTTAATAAAGGATAGTGAATTGTCTTTTTTGTCTGGTATTTTTTCTAATAATGGTGTTTGATTTTTACTTATTGATTTATATTGTTTAAAACTGTCTTCTAATAACGTAATAAAAGCAGGAGGTTTTCCTCCTACTAAATTTTTTCTTGTTTTTTTAACGTTTTTAACCTTAACTTTTCTAGTGTCATATTTTTTTTTTATTTTTTTGATATTATTTTTAGTTACATTTTTTCTATTTTTTCTATTTTTCTTACTATGATTAAACATTATATATATAATATAAATAATAAATTTTGTTCTTTTTAAAATGACAGAAACCTTGTAAATTTAATAAATACAATTATTACTATTTATTATATTTTTAAAATAATATAAAATTAATTTGATTTAATTATTTATTTAAAAATGGCTAGTTTTGAAAAAGAGTCAAGTAATAAAATGATGCCAAGGGAAAATGCTCAACGATTACTAAAGGATGTAAGATCTATATACAAAGAAACATTAGAATCACAGGGTATATATTATAAACATGACGAAAATGATATGACAATTGGATATGCATTAATAACAGGTCCTGAAGATACCCCTTTTTCTTTTGGAAATTATTTATTTGAATTTAATTATCCATCAAATTATCCATATTCTCCACCAAAAGTAATTTTTCATAATTCTTATGATAAAGTTAGATTTCATCCCAATTTATATAGAAATGGTAAAGTATGTATTTCAATATTAAATACATGGAAAGGAGAACAATGGTCTTCTTGTCAAAATATAAAAAGTATTTTATTAACTTTATGTATGATTTTAGATGATAAACCATTATTAAATGAACCAGGTATTACAGAAAAACATGGCGATTTTGAAAAATATAATTCAATAATAAAATATGCTAATTTAAAATATAGTGTTTATCATTTACAAGATAATTATTTTTTGCCTTCAAAATTTGAAATATTTAAAGAAATAATTACTAATAATTTTAAAAATAATTACGAAAAAATAATCAAATATATAGATAAATTACAATCATGTAAAGAAAATAGAAAAAAACATGATATTTCTGTTACTATATACAATATGTCAAATATTCAAATTGACTATAAAACACTTCGTAAAGAAATAGAAAAATTACAATAATAATAATAATAAAAATTGAAATATAAAAACTATATAAATATATATATAATTATAAATAATGAATTTCTGTAATGTATGCGATAATATGTTTTATATGAAAATAAATGAAGATAATGACAATGAATTATTATTTTACTGTAGAAAATGTGGAAATCAAGATATTATTTTAAATAAAGATTTCATGTGTTTAACAGATTATACGGAAACTAATAAAAATTTTATTACATCCGCTATAAATAAATTTACGAAATATGACCCTACATTACCACATATACATAATGTAAATTGCCCTAATAAAGATTGCATTACAAATAATGATAAGGAAAACGAAACAAAATGTGAAGTTATATATATTCGTTATAATGATGTTGATATGAAATACATGTACTTATGTTGTCATTGTGATTATTTATGGAAAAGTGAGATTAAATAACTTTAAAATAATAGATAAAATATATATTTTATTTATTATTTTTAATTAGATATGAAGTAATAAAGAAAACCAAATGATATATGTATTGTTCTATGTATTAAATATTCATTTAATGGATACAATAATGGTGTATATAATACTATCAAAGCTTTCATTTTTTCTTTTACACAATCATCAAATATATACATATAACTTAGAATTATTGTTTTAGCAATAATCCAATTATAATCAACATTTATTAATTTCATATTTTGTACGTTCCATTTAGTATAATCAAAAGTAATTAATAGATAAATAAAACCTAATAAACTTATAAAATTTTGAATTGTTTTAAATGGATAACACATAGTAATGAGAAATAATATATTTAAAAATAATACAATTGGTACAATATATTTATTAATAATTTTATTATTATTATCAATTCCCCATAAAACTAAAAAAAATCCCAAAAAAACAACACTAGTTTTTAAATCAAAAATATCATAAAAAGATTTTTTCTTTAATATTGAAAAAAAACTAATCAAAAATACTATTCCAATAATGTACTTAATAAATGTATATTTTACTATGTAATGTGATGATAATATTAATAATATAATTGAAATCCATACTATTATTTCACTCATTAATATAGTATAATAATATTATTTTTCTTTTTAAAGACATGTTGTTTCGAAAATTTTAGAAGTAACTAGATATGGATCGCAGTTAGAACTAGGACGTCTGTCTTCAAAATATCCTTTTTCATTTTTATATGTTTCATTTCCTATTCTTACAGAAGCTCCTCGATTTGCAATACCATGAGAAAATTTATCATAACTAGCTGTTTCATGTTTACCTGTCATTCTTTTTTCATTACCTGTTCCATAAACAGCCATGTGTTCATCATGTTTTAATGATAATTTATCTATTGCTTCTAAAATATGTTGTATTCCTGTTTTATTTTCACAACCTTCGCGCATTTTTAGTGTACTATAATTTGTATGACATCCAGAACCATTCCAATCTCCTTCAATTGGTTTAGGTTCATAATCAACATATACATCATAATTCTCAGTTATTTTTTCCAACAAATATCTGGCAACAATCATATGGTCACCTGCTTCAATTCCTTCACAAATACCTATTTGAAATTCCCATTGTCCTGGAGCAACTTCAGCATTTATTCCAGTAATTTTAATGCCAGCTGTTATACATTTTTGTAAATGTTCTTCAGCTATATCTCTACCAAAAGCATTGTTATATCCAACACTACAGTAAAATTGTCCTTGTTTTGTTGTATCATCAAAACAAATAGGTTTACGCGTATATGGATCCATTAAGAAATATTCTTGCTCTAAACCAAACCAAGGTTTTTGTGACAAGTCTTTATCAAAAATTTCTTTTGCTAGTTTTCTATTATTATATTTAGCAGGTTCACCATTTGAACAATACGTATCACACAATAAAATAAAAGAATTAGCATAATCATAATTATCAGGATTATAAAATATTCGCACAGGATTTAAAGTTATTTCAGAATCATCGCCATTTGCTTGTTCAGTAGAACTTCCATCATAATTCCATTTAAATTTTTCTAAATAATAGGGTTTTATTTTTGAATTATTAATATATCTTGATTTTGTATCACAAATATCATTATATGTATAATATTCATTTATTACTTTAATTTTACTACGTAATTCTCCTTTTCCACCAATCCATACATATTCAATAACAGTAGTATTAACCATTATTTATAATTATAATTATCTTAAATCTTTATATTATAATTATAATCAATTAAACCATTGGTAAATCACTTATAAGTGTGGTATTATTATTATTAGGTTTCTCTAATTTACTATTAATTAATTTAGATAATTCATTTCGCATATCATTTTCATTAATTATATTATTTTCAATTATTACTTTTTTTTCTTCTCCTAATATTTCTTGATTTTGATTTTGTATTTCACTATTTATTTGGATTAAATTAATATCTTGCGATTGTTTAATATTTTCTTTTATTATACCTACATTTTCATTTAGCGAATTATCTTTTTTTGCTTCATCTATTGTAGTAAATAATTTTATTTTCATATTTATTGTTAAAAAATCAAATAAATAATGCATTAAAAATATTATTATAATAGAAAAAAATACTATTTGTATTGTCCACAACATTTAAAATATATTTAGATTAGTTCATTTCACTTATAAACGAGATAAAATCTTCTTTTATAAATTCATTATTTAAATCAGCATGACTATATGCTGCATGTTTTTCATGTAATTGAAAATATATATCATAAATACAATCATTATCTATATCATATTCTATTATACAATTAAATGGTGAGTTAGGTCTTAATTGTAATCTATATATATATTTAGAAAGTGTAATATTATTATTAGGTATACAAGAAATGAATTCTTGTTTTTTTTTTACAATTGTTCTATCAAAAAATAATTTTTTATTTAAAACATAATCTTTCATTTCTATTATTTCATTATCTATAAAATCTATTTTATATATTTTATTATTTTCTATTTTAAATACTCCACAATCACTATATATTTCTATACTATGTTGCTTCTTAAATAAATATTTTGAAACTAATTCTTCAAATATTTTTTTATTTTTAATTTTTAAATTTTCAATATATAATTTCATTCACAATGATATAATATGAATAAAGTATTTAAACCTTAATTTTATACTATTTACAATAGACATGACAAACACACTAATTATTGTTGAAAAAAATACTAATTTAAAAGAAGTATCTAGTAATATTAATGATTTAAATATTGAAAAAATAAGTAAATTATGTGGATTTAGAAAAAGTGATGGATTTGAAGAAGCAATATGGGAGGTTGAACACGAAGAGTGTATATTTGATATTCATTTATTTGGTAAAACTGAAGGTCGTGCTAATAGTGAAAATAAATATGATTTTCCTCCTCCAGTAGATGAAACATTGTTTTTTGGAAATTGTGCTCTTATTGCTTGTAAAAATAATACAGAAGAAGTTATTAATCTTACAATTAAAATATGGAATGAAATTTATGAACTTTTATTTGGTGGTTTTGAAGATTTAGGTTCAGATGATAGTAGTGAAGAAGATGAACTAGACAATATTCCAGCTGAAATGAAAACCGATGAAGGATATCTTAAAGATGGTTTTATTGTAGACGATGGTGAAGAATTAATCGTTGATAATATTAGTGAAGAAGATGAAGAGGAATATGAAGATAACGATGAAGAACTAGAAGAAGAAATGTATATTTATTCTGATGAAGATTAATATAAAAAATTGATTTAATAATATGTAGTTATTAAATAAATAAAAAAAATGTTTCAATTACCATTAGATTTACAAAAACTTATATATGAATTTGATAATACAAAATTAGTAAATTTCAATAAATGTTTAAAAGAAATGAAATATATTATTGAAAATCATAAAATAATGATTATTTATAATGAAAGACAAAATAAAGATTATCAATTGTATATGGATTACGTTAAAAGGTTTCCTGGTTTTGCATTTAAATGGATAAAAAATCATAAATGTTATTAATTCTGTAAATTGTATATTTTATAAAATATAAAAAGACCATAAAAATTTTTGGAAAATATATCTAAAATATTATATGAAATATTTTTTTGTAATAATGGAAATAATGCTGCAACACCATACAAGGCCCATACAAAAAACATGTAATTAAATAGTAATTTATTAATAGGTGTTGTATTTTTTACGTAAGCATAATCTTCATAAATTATGTAAAATGTTTTAATAAAAAAATAGAATCCTATAGGAATCGCTATGTATTTTGGTAAAATATTAGTTTCACCTAAAAATCCAAATAATAACATGAGAGCATTGTAAATAACAATATTTACAATATTATTTTTATTATCATTAAAAAAATCTATTGCACGATATTTTTTTATATTATCTTCTTTGCGTTTTTTTGTATAATCAAAATACATTATTGTAGATATTAACATAATTGGTGTAGATAATACCCAATCTATATATCTTTTTGGTGTAACAGATTTTAAATCGATTGATACAATGTAAGTAGCTATGTAAATGTAAAATATAAATTCAATAATTTGTGAAATTGTTTCAATCCATAATATATCTCTTAATATCAAATCTTTTTCATTTAATGGAAATATCAAAC